CCGTTAGCCCTTAACCCTTATTAAAAAGTTTTTTAACCGTGAATATTGAACCGTTATTAGATTATTTTGTTTTATTAATCGGCTAACGCTTGCACCGTTTAAAAATCGTTAAAAAATAACCGTGAACCGTGTTTATTGGTTTAATAATCAAGTTTAATTAATCGGCTAACGTGAGCCGTGAACCGTGCTTATTGGTGCTAGTATCTTTATATATAGGGACTCATATGTAATAAAGCTTCAAATGGTGCATAAACAGGGCAATTTCAGGCGATGCTTAAAAAATAGGCAATGTAACTTGGCGGACGCATGTAGTTGCATGTTTTTGACAAATAATCACATAAAATTCGCAACCAAAATATATAAGATAAAACTGATAATATCGCTTTGACAAAAAAGTAATTTTCCTATACCCTTGTCCGTGTACATTTTAATTAGGAGACTATATTGGGATTCTCGAGCCGTTATGTATTACCCAGCTCTCAAAGACAAACATTAAGGGCTAAAGACAAGCCACCCGCCAAAAGGCGACCGTTGACACTTACTCGCAAACAAGAGCTTTTTGTTAAGGAACTCATCACCAAAGATGGCACGATCACGCAACGTGAAGCGGCAATCAATGCAGGATATTCTCCCAAAACGGCAAGTGCGATAGCAAGTAATATGTTGAACCCGAATGTCTATCCTCATGTGTATCAAGAATATATGCGTCAGGAGAGGGAATTGGATTCAAAGTATGCTGTGCGTAAAGATCGGCACTTGAGGGATTTACAAGTTATCCGTGACACGGCAATGCAGAATGGTGCTTACTCGGCAGCGGTCATGGCAGAGTATCGCAGGGGTCAAGCATCGGGGGACATTTATGTCAATAAGAGTGAGATACGCCACGGCAGTATTGAATCGATGTCCAAGGACGAAGTAATTAAAGCACTGAAAGAGATAAGGGATAGCTATGCAATCGACATTACTCCAGAAAGAGTTGAAGAAGATGGGGTTGACTCAAACGATCAAAAGCACCTCACCGATGAACAAGACGGGCAAGAGGTTGAAGACACCGAAGAAGGAGTCATCGATTCGGAGGAAGGAGAACGCTCTGTGGACGATGATGAAGGACACGATGAAAGTGACGCATCCGACATGGATAGCGAATCGACTGGAGACGTGGTTAACACCGGGAATACCTGATGTATTAATCTGTGACCACGAGTCACGGTTCCATCTGGTGGAGTTAAAATTTTGTGTCAGTAATAAGGTGGATATTCGTCCACACCAAGTATCGTTTTTGTCCAAACACAAAAAGGCGAATGTCTGGCTTCTTGTAAAAAAGGTCACGGAACTTGGATCAAAAGGCGAGTTGTATTTATACCGAGGGGACTCCGTGGTCGATGTAGCGTATTCGGGACTCCAGACACCACCCTATTTTAAGATTAGCTTGGATGAGCAAAAAGATGGTATGGTAGATGTTTTACATACTATAGGGAAGAGATGAAAAAGACATATATGTCTATTGTTTTCATACCGATTATTTTTTGGGCAGTTATTTATTTTACTTACACTCATGCGTGGAAGTTAGACGATTTGAATGAATGGGAGATGTGCGAAGAAATTTACCATTTGGCGACACGCTTTGCGGATATAAGGAATCATGGGTTGGTTCCTTCAGTTAAGACCAATCGAATGTTATCTCATTTTGAGGAAAAGGTGTTGCACGAGGTGGATAGGCGTGTGATGGAGTTAATGAGTATGAAACTGGATAATCCAGAAAAGTATCGAGGGATGTTAGAAAATCCCAATGCCATTGGATTACAAGTTTATGATGAATGTATGCTTGACCAAGGATTATGAACGAAATAGAAGCTAATGAGAGAAAATTAAAGTTAGAATTACGCCTTGCTCAACTCAATAAGATTGACAAATGCAAGGATAGTTTTTTGCCGTTTGTTAAATCGATGTGGTCTGAGTTTATTGTAGGCAAACATCACCGTATTATTGCTGAAAAATTGGAAAAAATAGCATCTGGTGAGCTCAAACGATTAATTATTAACATGCCACCAAGGCATACCAAGTCAGAATTTGCTAGTTTTTTGTTTCCTGCATGGATGATTGGGCGAAAACCCAACATGAAAATCATTCAAGCGACACACACCACGGAACTTGCTGTTAATTTTGGTAGAAAAACCAAAAATTTGATGGAAAGAGACGAATATTTAGAAATTTTCCCAGAAGCGAAGCTTTCTGCGGACTCCAAAGCGGCAGGTCGATGGGACACGAGCCGTGGAGGAATGTATTATGCCGTGGGCGTTGGCTCAAACCTCGCTGGTCGTGGTGGTGATTTGATTATTATTGATGATCCGCACTCGGAGCAAACGGCAATGTCGTCTAATGGTTTTGAAGATGCGTATGATTGGTACACAGGTGGTCCGAGACAGCGTTTACAGCCCGGTGGAGCGATTATTTTGGTAATGACACGGTGGTCAGAAAAGGATTTGACGGGCAAATTGATTAAAGCACAGCTCAAAGACCCCGATGCAGACCAATGGGAAGTGGTAGAATTACCTGCTATTATGCCGTCTGGTAAACCGTGTTGGGAAGGATTCTGGTCTTTAGAGGATTTAACGAAGGTAAAAGCGTCCATTCCACCGAGTAAGTGGAACGCTCAGTATCAGCAACAACCAACGGGCGATCAGGCATCTATTTTGAAGAGGGAATGGTGGAAACGATGGACAAAGCCGAATGTCCCTGCTTTGGAATACGTTATTCAGAGTTACGATACAGCGTTTAGTAAAAGTGAGACGGCTGACTTTTCAGCTATTACCACATGGGGAGTTTTTAAACCAGAAGAAGCGGGTCCGATGGGTTTAATTTTGTTGGATGTGAAAAAAGATCGTTGGGACTTTCCAGAACTAAAGCAAGTAGCGTATGAGCAGTACAAATTTTGGGAACCAGAGACCGTGATTATTGAAGCAAAGGCAACAGGGACTCCACTCACACATGAGTTGAGACAAATGGGCATACCTGTGGTAAACTTTACACCTAGCCGTGGAAATGATAAATTATCAAGAGTACACAGCATTTCACCCCTATTTGAAAGTGGGATGATTTGGGCTCCAGAGGAACGATGGGCAGACGAATTGATTGAGGAGTGTGCTGCATTTCCGAATGGGGAGTATGACGACTTGGTGGATAGTACAACACAAGCACTGATGCGTTATCGTCAGGGCAATTTTGTGCAACTACCGACTGATGATTGGGATGATGAACCTTTGAATTTGCGACCAATACAATATTACGGATAAATGATAGTACGACCTTTAATTCCTCAACAATCCACGGTTAATGGTAAACGAAAAGTCATTTCTCGTTATGAAAACGGTGGTGAAGCAGCAAACAAGGGTATTGCAAGTTTTATTCCTTTTATTAAAAATAAATTAACAAAGATTGTTAATAACCCCATACTTACACAAACTATTCAAGCACAAAGTTTAGGGCAAGAAGAAGCAGCTAGAGTAAAGCCCACGATTCAAGGAGCTGCTGTAGCGACTGCAGGATTAGCAGGAGATATTTATGAAGGGGTGAAACAAAGCCCGGGAGGACAATATCTTGCTCAAGGTATACCCTATTTTAAGTATTTACAAGGAGCTCCTACCACTACCGATGTGGAGGAGTCTGTAGAAAGTCTGGGACTCAAATTACCTAAAGATAGTTTAGATTACAAAGCGGGTCAGTTTTTTACTCCTGCTACTTTAGTAGGTATTGGTGCTTTTCCATATGCTGCATTTAGAGCGGGAATGAAAGTTACGCCAGAAATAAAAGAAAAGTTATATCCTTTGTATCAACAAGCTCAAGAGCTAACAAGCCCGAATATAGTTCCATTTACTTCAGCAGACGTAGGTATACTTACGTTGGGCACTAAATTTGATAAAAAAGCACCTTTTGAAAAAACTTTAGATACTATGGAAGATAAGTTAAGAAAAGAAGGGCGTGTTATTGACATGGAAGATGTCAAAATAGGAACTAAGGGAGATTTTTACATAGAGTCTGAAAAAATGAATCTTGATTTTCAAGATTTTCAAAAAGGTAAACAGACGGAAGTTCTAGACCGTATAACAAAAGACATAACAGATGTTGCAGATGATGTAAAAAATCTTGGGCAAGAAGCTTCAAAAGAAAAGTATAGTTTGTTTAAGAAATATAAAAAACTATTTAAAAACTATGGCATTGAATTAAACCCAGAGGTAGAAGACGGTATTTTAAGAACTTTTATTTATCAAGGGGGAGTAGAGGGGTATTCGTCTAAAAGGGATTCACTTAATTTTATTTTACAAGACATTCTTAAAAAAAGTAATCCTGAAAAATTTAAATTTAAACTTAATAGAGATATAACAGATAATGCAGGTAATCCCGTAGATAAAATAACAGATAACATACTTACTCCTTTATTGTCAGAGCTAAAGGCTGTAGACAAAAGATATGTTAAAAGACTAACACCTTTGGTTAAAAAAGTACCTCCTTACCCTTTTAACATGGTTAAAGACCGTAGTACAGGCTCTAGTATGTCTTCACCGGGTATACCTGTAAAAGTTAAAGTTACAGATGAAGGCTTTAAAAATTTTTATTCAGATATACCTTCTTATGTAGATGAAGCTGGGGATATAAAACTTTTAGATAATCTTAAAGATAAAATTATTACTAACCCTATTTTAGGGGGACTTGATAGAAAATTAACTTTAAATTTTACTAAATTAAATGATATTTTAAACCCAAAGTCACTTGCTAACCCTTCTAGAAGTAAATATCTTGATAGTATTATAGCAAAAATTTCAAATGAGAAAAAAAACGACATAATAGATACCTTTATTAATAAATACATAAAATGGTATCAAGCGACTGCGGGAAGAGACGTTTTTGTTAGCGAAAAAACAAATGAACCCTTTAAACTAGAAAGATTTAAAGCTCCAAAGCTTGGCTTTAGTGGAAAAGGAAAAACAGATCAA